GTTTTTACTGTCTCAGCTTTTGTCTTAAGATTTTCAGTATTAATCCAAACTGGATCCCCATTTGGATCTCTCATATTAGTAACAGCAGTTGCAGTTATTGGATAGTATTTTCCAGAAGAGTTTTTTCTAATGTCCTCGTTTGTTCTAAAGAATAATGAAGAGTTGTAATCAAATGACTTATCTTTTACTTTAAGTTCTCCATCTAGTACCCCTGAAATTGCACTAATTGCTGAACAGTTAACAGTTCTATCAAATTGCCAAGTTCTAGTTATATTTCCATACTCTGATTGAGTTTCTACTGCATGATAGATATCTGCAGTCATTGGATAAAAAATATCGTCAAAGGCTGAATTAAAAAGCATTTATAACACCCCGATACGAATATTATTCTTATACTTTGTTAAAATCCTATCAACAACAAGGTTTCCAGTGGAAGCATTAAAGTTCTTTGCAAACTTAATCTTGAAGTCATCATTGTCAAAGGACTCAATATACTTATTAAGATATTTCATATTATCGCTTGAGATGTCTGAGCATAAAAGTCTTGTAGCTTCTTGAATATCTTGAGGGACTACCTTGTATCCAAAGTCTGCATCAATCACATAATCATATCCGTCAGAAAAGGCTCTAGATAAGTATCTATCTCTCCACACTTGTGGATATTCTGTTTTATTGCTTTCTTCGTGTAATGGAACTATCGAAGTCTTATCCTTGCTAATTGTAAAGGTTAATTCATTAGTATCTGATGTTGAATCATATAAAAGGGTTCCATTTTCATATACCTTGTAAAGCTTGTTAATCTTTTCATTGACTACTAGATAGTCAGATCCATTTCCAACAATCTCTTTTTCTTTTCTAACATATGCAAATCCTTGAGAAACTTCTGAATCAATAATATATCTTGCAATTCTTTCCATTTCTTTTACTTGGGCAGTGGTTTTATTTAAATCTGTGGCAAGGGTAGATATATTTGTATATGGTCTAATAACATCAATATTTGTAGTAATAACAACTTCGTCTAGATAATCATAAACAGTTGCATCTAAAACTGCGTCATAAGATGCGTACTTTTCGTCAAGTAGGAAGGAAACTTCTCCAGATCCGTTTGCAGTAGCACTTGCTGAAACTACTACATCTGATAAAATATCTGAATACTCAATGGTATAAAGTCCACTTGGGACAAGATCAGAAAAAGAGACTGTTGGGATACTCCCATTAATTCTTAAAACTTCCATTATTTAACACCGAAAACTTCGGCTACCTCCTCTGGGGATGTGACTCTAATCTTGGGGAATTTGCTAACCCAGATATCAGCATCTTTTTTACTTACAATATTATAGCCTTTAGTAAGTCTGCCAAGACTTTTTTCATAAACGCTTGCATTTTCTACAAACAAACAAATTAAATCTTTTTCAACTTTTTTCATAATACATCTATATTATTATATCATTCATAAATAGATGAAGGGGAGACAAATTAATGCCTCCCCTCCAAAATTGACTATAATTAGTCTTGCATGAATGCTACTGCATCAGTTTCTTCAACTGCTACACCAAAGCGTAGGAATACGGTATATTCTACTGTATCCTTCTTTGGCTTGAACTCACGGTGTACTGTTACGTCTCTCTGGAAGCCCCAGATGCGGTTTTCTGGGAATGTAAGTGATACATAACCAGCTGGCATCAAAGGAACTTCAACCAATGGAAGACCTAGAACACGGTATGCGATTGGGCTACCAAGGGTCTGCGGAGCAGAGCCATCAATAACACGCTCAACGATACGCTCTGAATTCAAGTTACCAGAAGAACCAAGACCGTTTACAATTGCTGCAACGGTTTCAGTGTCTGCATAGAACTTCATGTTTGAACGGGAACCACGGTACTTACGAGGCATTGCAAGAACAAGTCCCTGCAAACTTTCGATAGTTGTACCGTAAGTTGCTGAATTACCATCGGCTTCGATTGATACGAATCCTTCAAGGATGTTCAGGAAGTTGTTTGTACCAGTTCCTGTACCATTGATGGCTAGATCTTCAAGATCGTTAGCAAACGCACGAGTCATGGTACGGACCAAGTGATCCTCCAGACCTGCACCTTCGATATTATCTTCAAGAGCTTCAGTCGAAACTTCCCAATCAAGACGAATCTTCTTGGTTGTAAGAGTAACCTTTGTGAACTGAACATCAGCGTTAGTGTAGGTTGCATCAGCCTGGGCTGCTGCACGAATTACACGTTCTCCAACATTCATTTTCTCAAGCTCAGTTGTGTTAGCTCTCATTGTGACTCTACGACCATCTTGGGCTAGAACCTGCTGTTCAAAGATATACTCAATAAACTGACGTGACTGTTCAGGCTGCAAAATACCGCCATCAGACACTAGATCACCAACTGGGTTAGTATTGTCAAGAATTCCAGCTGCTGGAGTACTTACTCCACCAATACCACCAGATGCGATAGTACCAGCTGCAGCCGCTTTTTCTAAAATTTCATTATTTTCTGTCATTTTTTATTTCACCTCCAGTTTCTCTTAATGATATAGGTCAGCGGAATTTAGGAAACGTCCACCCCACATAGACCCTTTTCTTATTGTATTGCCCTGAACGATCCCGCCAAGATCGCCAGACTTACGGACAGCGGTATCGTCTTCTAGACCATCCACACGCTTTCCAAACTCTTCAAGACTGCCTCTTACTCCAGCAACTTCTTCTGCTACTGTGGCGTGACCCTTTTTAAGGTCTGCAATCTCTTCATTTAGTGACTTAATTGTTGAAACAAGTTCACTCACTGCCTCTGTTACTGAAACCTTAATTTCGTCAACAGCTTTTACAAGCTCAGAATCAGCTGAATCTGTTTCAACAACAGACTTTTCAACTTCAACGTCATCGGAAGCTTCTTCTGCAATTTCTTCTGCAGGTGCTTCTTCTGGATCAGCAGACTTAACTACTGTTTCCTCAACAGCGTCAACTGCGTCAACTGACTTTTCTACGGTTTCTTCGGCAGGAGCTTCAGCAACAACTTCTTCAGTTGCAACTTCTTCAACGGTCTCTTCTACTACTGTATTATCTTCTGACACGTTGTTCTCCTCCTCTATATTGTTTTTAACAATTGACGCATTATTGTCAATCGCTGATTCAAGCGTTTCGCCTGAAGTTTCTGGGGTTTCGGAAACATCTTCAGATTTAGCAAGGTCTGTAGAACCAATAAACTTATTTAAAATTGATTTAACTGTCATAGCTTTTTCTGTATCCTTTGTCTCAACAAAACCAATATTTTTCATACTGACTTCACATGATGGGCAACTTGAATCGTCAACTTCTGAAAGTCTGACGATACCGTCATTCTCACACCAGTAGACATTTTCAAAGTCTGCTTTTGCAATTATACCATCTATTTGTTCATCATTGTTAACTTTTTGAATTGACACGACATTTGCAAATTGATTTGCTGGATTATCTACCAAAGATAGTTCATGAAGTTCATAATCTTTAACAATTCTAATTGTCTTATCAATGTTTTCATCCCAGCTATTTTCTGAATCTTTAATTACTCCACCAATGGAAAAGCCTGAGAGAGTGCCATCAAGAACTTTTTCCCAAGTATCCTGAGCACCCTTAGAAATATATGCATCTACATAGACACCATTATAAAGTTTGTCTGTATTCTTATCAAAGAATTTTTCTTGTCTAAAATTAACAACCTTGCCAACTGCAATAGCTTGATGCATTTCTCTCAAGTTGCCACGGAATGTTTCAAAAGCCTTTATACTTACATCAGTAGGAACAATGTCTGCTTGCTTGTCAATGTTATCAAGCGTGGCAAATCCAGAAACGATTCTACGCTCTACATCCACTTTAGCAATTGGCATTGATAACTTGATATCATCGTTATCTGATGTCCAATAAGCCTTGCTTAAATTAGTCATGTTATTCCTATTATATATGTATTTTTTATATCTTTATAATATTGTTATATTATACTACAGATCTTCCTTCGCCACCAGGATTTCTTCCTGTTGTGGTTGCAGTTGAATCAGATGCTTGATCAGTTCTTTGCTGATCTCTTTGTCTTGTTCCAGCCATTTGAGCATTTTGCTCTGCACGTTGTTGAGGGGTCATAACTACTGGAGTATCTCCTTGTGGAACTACTGGGAGTCCAAGTCTAGGTCTAATATCATTTGGAACAACAACTTG